CAGAATATTTAACTCTTAAAAAAATTTTAGCACTAAGAAATGTATTTCCAAAATATAATTTAGAAAATACCAACTTAAAGATAAGCGAGTACTTAGAGGATGATGGAGTCCCTCAGTATAAATCTAAAGTTTTTTTAAATCCTCTATCTGCAAATAACTACCAATACTACATTAGACCTAAAAAAGATATAAATTTAATAGAAATTCCACAAGCATTTTATGGAAATAAAATACAACCAGGAACTTTAAATTTAAAAATTTATGTAACTGGAACTCTTGTAGCTGAAGCATCTGATAAATATAAAGATACAAAAATAATCCAAACTTCTTCATCGTTTAATCCTTCTCTTATTAATGCAGAAATAGGATCAATTCTTTACGATGAGGGAATAATAATATTAACAGGAAGTGCTCAACTAGCTTCAGTTAGTGAAAGATATATACAGCCAGTATCTTCCTCTGCTTTCAATGTAAATTTTTCTAACGCTCCAGTGTCCGATAACTTAAGATGGGTTCATTTTGGTTCTCATAAAGTTACAACAACTAATGCCTTATTTAATACCCCTATTGTTTCTGCTTCATTTGAAATAAATTTTCAAGGATCAAATCAAGTTAATACTCTTACAATGTTTTGTACTGCTGATAAAAACGATTTTACTTGGAGCAACAACAGAACTTTTATCAGCGGAGGCCAATCAGATAAGTTGTTGCTAGGACAAACTTCTTCTATAACTGTTAATGGTACAACTCATACTGCTTCTTCAAATGCTTTATTTATTCCATCTGACGGAAAATATTATGAGAATGATAAAATTGTTGTTAAGAATGCTATTTCCAGTTCTTTTTCTAACTATGAATCAAAATATAATCCACAAGTTTATATAAGTGAAATAGCCATCTATAATGAAGAAGGAGAAATGATAGGAATAGCAAAATTAGCAAACCCTCTTCGAAAGACAAAGGATACTGACTATACAATTAAATTAAAATTAGATATTTAATTGTATTAAGACTTTTTTAATTAATGGTACAATTATATTATGATTTTAGGCATTGACGTATCAACAACAACTACAGCATTTACGATTTTAGACGAAGAGGGTAAAATAGTCTCTTGCGAAGCTGTTCGTCTTGAAAAGGTAAAAGATTTATTCGTAAAATCTGCAAATATTAAGAAGTATGTTGAAGAGCTCGATAAAAAATATAATATTAAAGCAGTATACATAGAAGAACCTTTGATGTCTTTCTCAAAGGGGATGTCCTCTGCAAAAACTATTTCAACCCTTATGAGATTTAATGGTATTGTTTCATGGATTTGTTATGATATAATAGGTCTTATACCTCAATTTATCTCGGCAGCAACAGCAAGAAAATCATATGGTGTTAAAATTGAGAAGGGAAGAAAAGCAAAAGAAGTCGTATTTGAGCGAGTACTTGACAAAGAACCTGATTTTAAGGTAGAATTGACCGCCCACGGAAATCCAGCCCCAGGATCTATGGATAGAAGTGACAGTTTTATTATTGCCAAAGCAGGTTATTTACAATGGAGATCTCTGAAAAGCTAAATATTATAAGCTCTTTTCTTGGCGAATATCATAAAGTTGGAAATGAATATATTTACCATTGTCCATTTTGTGATCACAGAAAAAAGAAATTATCAATAAATTTTGAAAAAGGAAAATTCAAGTGTTGGGTATGCGATTCTCGCGGCAACCTAAGAAAGCTTGTGAGGAAGAAAGCCACGTTTGAATTGTTCCAGAAATGGAAACAGATAGACGGAGAAGTTGATTTAAATACAAATCTTGATGATTTGTTCTCAGAAACAGAACAGGCAACAGAAGAAATAGTTTCTTTGCCAGACGGTTTTACAACACTAACTTCTATTTCTAATCCAATATCTTTTAAAAAATATTCTAATTACCTGAAAAAGAGAGGAATAACTCCTCAAGACACTCTTTATTGGAAGATCGGATTCTGCTCAGAAGGAGAATACAAAGATCGTGTGATTATCCCTTCTTTTAATACAGAAGGAGACTTAAATTTCTTTGTGGGAAGAACTGTTGTTGGTGATAAATTCAGCAAATTCAAACAGCCACAAGTCTCTAAGGATATTATATTTAATGAGCTATATATTGATTTTGATAGCGACATTGTACTTGTGGAAGGAATATTTGATGCAATTAAAGCCGGAAATAATGCGATCCCATTACTTGGCTCGACTTTAAGAGAAGAGAGTAAATTATTTCAAAAAATAGTCAGTTATGATTCTACTGTTTATACAGCACTGGATCCAGATGCAAGTAAAAAAGAAAATGATATTATAAGAAAGTTAATAAACTACGATATTGAAGTTTATAAGGTAGATATCCTGCCATATAAAGATGCTGGTGTAATGACGAAAGAAGAATTTCAGAAAAGAAAATCTTGTGCCAGATTAATGAATTACGATACAATACTACAACAAGAATTAGGAGCAATATGAAAATAAGCCACCTAGGTGACATACACATTAAAAATTTAAAACATCATGGTGTTTACGAAAACGTCTTTGAACAAATGTATAATACTCTTGAGAAAGAGAAAGTTAATAAGATTATAATTTGCGGAGATATTGCTCACACGAAAACAAACATTTCACCAGAGTTTGTTCAAGTTGCAAGCAGGTTTTTTACAAATCTAGCAGATATTGCTCCTCTTTACATTATTCTCGGCAATCATGATGGTAATCTAAAAAACTTAGATCGTCAGGACGCTATTACTCCAATCGTAGAGGCATTAAACAACCCAGACATTCATCTATTAAAGAACTCTGGTGAACATCACATAAACGATAATTTTTGTCTCAATGTTCTCTCAATCTTTGATAGAGATAATTGGATAAAACCAACAGATCCAAACAAGATTAATATTGCTCTTTACCACGGAGCAATTCAAGGAGCCAAGACTGATCTAGGATGGGCGATGAAAAACACCGATGATGACTTGTCGATCTTTGATGACTTTGATTATGGTCTTCTTGGGGATATTCATAAACAACAATTTCTGACTGATAAAGTTGCTTATTGTGGGTCTCTAGTTCAGCAGAATTTTGGAGAAGACGTAGATAAGGGAATTTTAATTTGGGATATTGAAAGTAAAGATAAATGGAGCGTAAAGCCGATTTGTTTTAATAACCCAAATCCATTCATAACAATAGAACTTGATAAAATAAATGGAAAAATATACGCTCCAGATAATTCCCATGTTCGATTAATTTTAGATAAATATTACTCAAAAGACGAAGTACAAAAAATTCAGGACGATATTAACAATAGATGTAAGCCAAAATCCATTGTTATAGTCAATAAGCACGCAAAAGAAGTTGAAAATGAGATTGAAGATGTAGACAAAACAAAGTTAAATCTACGAGACAACAACGTTCAGCAAGAACTAATTCGAGAATTCCTTGCATCCGAGAATCTTACTGAAGAGCAAATACAAGATGTGCTGGAGATTAACACTAAATTTAATCTCGATTCCGAAGTAGCCGATGGAGTTGCAAGAGATGTAAAGTGGAGCCTTCAGAAGTTTGAGTGGGATAACCTCTTTAATTATAAAGAAGGTAATAAGATAGATTTCAGCGAGATGTCTGGAATCGTTGGCGTCTTTGGTAAAAACTATTCTGGCAAATCTAGCATTATTGACGGCTTGCTTTATACTTTATTTAATTCAACTTCAAAGAAGATTCGTAAAAATTTTGACATTGTTAATGAAAGAAAGACGCTTGGTAAAGGCTCTGTTGAAATTTGTTTAGGCAAAGATAATTTATATATTTTCAGAGAAACAGAAAAGAACGTTAAGAAATCAAAAGGCAAGCTAGTTGAGGAAGGTAAGACCACTGTTGAGGCTGAATTATCTGGCGATCCATTAAATGGTAATGATAGAAATGAGACAGATAAAAACATTCGCAAAGAGATTGGAACTATTGAAGATTTCTGTAATACTTCATTATCAACCCAGCATGGTTCATTAGATTTTATCAACGAAGGTTCGACAAGAAGAAAAGAAATTCTTGCTAACTTTTTGGATCTACAAATCTTTGAAAACAAACATAAGCCAGCAAATCAATATGCCAATGAATTAAAAACAATAATTAAGAAGTCCGAGAAGGATTACTCAAAAATCCTTGGAGATATTCACGCTAAACATCATCTAGCAATTAATAAATTAGCGGAAACTAACAATACTGTAAATTTATCAAAAGCAGAACTTGAAAATATCCAAGACAAAATTAACAAGTTAAACGTTGATTTATCTAAGGTTGAAGAGCCAATTGACATAGAGAAGGCATGGATAATTCATGGCGAACTTAATTCACAACTATTCTTGACAACTTCTGGTATAGAAAAAAAGAACGAAGAGATAAAGACGCACGAAGAAACAGTCGAGAAGATTAAGCAAGTTGTAGAAAAACTTAATATTAGCGAACTTAAAGAAAAACAAGAAGTTTCCAAGAAGGTTTTGAAAGAAATTGATGCTTTAATCTATGAGAAAAAGATTAAAACTAATCATCTTTCGATCTATAAAGGATCTGCAAAACTATTAGATGTCGCCGCCTGCGGTAAAGACCAATATAAAGAGTGCCATTTTAAGAAGAGCGCACTAGATTCTTTAGAAGAAATCTCAGTCGTAGAGATGGCTTTAAAGGCGCTAGAGGAGCAAGAAGCAAAACTACGCGGAGATCTATTAAAGCTAGACATTGATAAGGTTAATGAATATATAGACAAATATACAAAGTTAAATATAAAATCTTTTGAGTCGGAGAAGAAAACCTCAACTCTTCTTAAAGAAGTAATTGCTCTTCAAAATACTAAATCTGAAGTTGAATCTGAACTTGTTGAAAATGAAAAAATTATTAATCGTTATGAGTCTAATAAGGATCTTTATAACAATATTAATGAACTAAAAAGTGAAAGAGACAATCTCACTAAGAAGAAAAACTTTAGTGCAGAATGTCTTAAGAATGATGAAGAAGAGAATAAGAAAGCAATTGTAAATCTTGCAACATTAGAAAATCAGATTGATAACTATGAAGCAGAGATAGAGGCATTGAATAAACTAAAGAAAGAATATTCGTCTTATGAATTGTTTTTAAAATGTACTCATAACAGCGGAATACCTTTTGAACTTATCAAGAGAACACTTCCTGTGATTAACGAAGAGATTAATACTCTATTATCAAATATTGTGGAGTTTGAGGCATACTTTGCAAATGAAGATGGGAAACTAGAGATTTATATTCAGCATCCAAATGCAAGCCCAAGAGCGGTTGAAAACTGTTCTGGTGCTGAGAAGTCATTGGTTGCTATGGCTATCAGATTGGCTTTGATTAAATGTGGAAGCCTGCCTGTAAGTGATGTATTTATTCTTGATGAACCTGCCACTTCTCTTGATGCAGAACACTTAGAAAGTTTTATTAAAGTATTGGAGATGATTAAGACGCAGTTTAAGCTTGTTTTATTAATTACCCATCTTGATACCCTAAAAGATTCAGTTGATAAAATTATTGAAATTCAAAAAGATTCAGAGGGATTTGCTTACATCAATTAACTATTTATTATACCGAAAGGGAAGGAGGTGCTTATGGCAAAGAAAGTAGAAAAACCTAAAAAGGAAGAGAAGAAACCAAAGAAATAATTTTCTTGTTTTCTCGGAGGCGTCAAGATTAAACCCTTGACGCCTTTTTATTTTATGATACTATTTATAGTATAATCTTTAGGAGGATTTAAAATGTCAGAACAAAAAGGACACGGCCCAGGTAAAGCTGCGCCATATACTCAAAATCCAGGCTCAGGCAAAGGCCACAATTGGCCAAAAGCTGGCGACCCAAACACCAAAGGCTGGAGCGAAAAGGTAGGCAAGGGCAGCAAATCTAAGTAAGGTGGTTCATGCCGAATTATGATTATAAGCAGGTTTCGGCCATTGAAAAAGCCGTTAAAGAAAAGTACGGCGATTTTGCTGTGCTAGACCCTTCTTCTTTGTGGAATACCGAAAAAGAAAAAGCATATCTTGATCAAATAAAAGTTTTTGATAAATATTATCGACAACAGGCTTATGAAAATCAAGTAGATCAGGGTGGTTTTATTATAAAAGAAAAACTAATTAATAAAAAGAACTTTGAAAATTGTTCTTTATGCGGTGAACAAGCTTATAAAACAGAAGACGATCTTTATATGAATAAATATAACTGCTGTTTTAAATGTTTTATAAAACATATAGAAGGAAGAGAAGCAAATGTCAGAAATATTAAATAACGAGGTACAGAATGATATATACCAAATTGTCCGTGGAATTAGTCAAGCTGTATCTACAGCTTATGATGGCCCAACCTACAGCGAAGATAATGACAACAAAATTGGACTTAAAAGAGAAGAAGGAAATCCATTGGTCGATAAAAGGATAATGGATGGGTTTGGAGTCAAAGTAGGCGGAAGAACTTTAACAATTAATTATCACACAGAAATTCCTCTTCAATACATCCATAAAATGGGAGCTGCTAAATATGAGGATGAAGTTGAAGAAATGATTGAAAAATGTTTATCATTTATCAAGAAAAGATTTAAAGCAGTTACTGGAAAAACTATTGCGGTAAAAGAGCAGAAGAAAGAATTAAAAAACGGCAAGAAAGTAAAGAACTTCGATGTTTTAATTCAGCCAATATCTCGCTTTAGAACTTCCGTAACAGCTCATAAATGTTATGATTTAACAGGTATTCCAGAAGCAGAGAAATACACAAGCAGCATTATTGCTGACTATGAGAAGTATCATAAATCTTTATTTAAGAACAAGAAGAAAGCAGAAGAAGCTCCAAAAAGAGTAGCATGAGTGCTGAGCTAACGAAAAAGGAAATAGTTAAAGAAATAATTAAATGTGGAAAAAATCCCATTTATTTTATAAATAATTTTGTTAAAATTTCCCACCCGGTTCATGGACTTATTAGTTTTAAGCTTTATCCCTTTCAAGAAGATTGCATAAAACAATTTCAAGATTATAGATTTAATATCGTTCTTAAAGCTCGCCAGATGGGTCTTTCGACTGCAACTGCGGGCTTTATTCTTTGGATGGTATTATTTCACAGAGAAAAGACAGTATTATCTGTTGCAACCCAATTAAATGTTGCGGTCGGAATGGTTAAGAAGGTCAAAACAATGTATAATAATCTTCCAGATTGGATGAAAATTGCAAAAGTTAAAAATGATAACAAGAGCACTCTTGAATTAAACAATGGCTCTTGGGTAAAAGCCGCATCAACAACTGGAGATTCCGGTCGTTCTGAAGCACTCTCTCTTCTTATTGTTGACGAAGCTGGCATCATTCAGGGAATGGATGAAATGTGGGCAGGTATTTACCCTACGATTGCCACTGGTGGTCGTTGTATCGCAGTATCAACTCCAAAGGGTGTTGGCAACTGGTTTCATAAGACTTACACAGATGCAGAAACTGGAAAGAATAACTTTAATCCAATTAAATTAAATTGGGACGCTCATCCCGATAGGGATCAAAAGTGGTGGGATGAAAATACCAAAAACATGGGCTCAAAGGATATTGCTCAGGAATATGAATGCTCTTTTAATTTCTCAGGGAATACAATTGTCGATGGAACAATACTTGAAGAAGCAAAGCAAAACATCTCTAAGCCGATTAGAAGAATGGGAGTCGATGGAAATTTCTGGATTTGGAAAGAACCAGAACCTGGAAAAAGATATCTTCTAGCGGCAGATGTTGCTCGTGGAGATTCAGAAGATTGCTCTGCATTTCATATTTTTGATACTGATTCCATGGAACAAGTTGCAGAATATTGTGGAAAACTTACTCCAGAAATTTATGCAGATCTTATTTTTGAAACATCTAAAGAATATGGATTCTGTCTAACAGTAGTAGAAAATAATTCATTTGGATACGGTGTCCTTGAAAAACTTAAAACGATGAGACATCCGGCGATTTATCATCATAAAAAATCAAGCTATGATTTTATTGAGCCAATGACAGCAACTTATGACACAAGTGCCGTTCCTGGTTTTTCTACAAATGTTAAAATGCGCCCTCTTGCGATTGCTAAGCTTGAAGAATTTTTAAGAAATAAAATCATAAAAATTAACTCTGAAAGACTAATTAATGAGCTAACAACGTTTGTTTGGAACAATGGTAAAGCTGAAGCAATAAAAGGTCACAATGATGATTTAGTAATGTCTTTAGCAATTGCCTGTTGGATTAGAGAAGGGGCCTTAATAATTTCTCAAAGAGATGTACAATATCGTCATGCGTTCGTTGGTAGCCTAAGAACAGGCGGAAGAACATTTGAATCTTCTATACCGGGAATGATACAGAATCAAACTGCGGAAAAAAGAAAAAGATGGGCAGAAGCCTACAGCAACGCAAGAGAATTTTCTTGGCTAATAAAGTGAGAGTGAAACATGGCAGATCAAAAAAATAATCCTAAGAATAATGCTTCTCCTTTGTTTAAGAGGTTAACAAAACTTTTCTCTGGCCCAATTATTAATTTTAGAGCACAAAGACCATCAAGGGAAAGAAAATATCAATTAGATAAATATGCAAGTCGCTTCAACTCTCTTCAAGGACTTTCATACAAGAAAAATGTTTATAATCCATTTGATTCTCTTCGCTCTGGAAACATGGCAATACAAAGCCGTTCAGAGAGATATGTAGACTTTGAGCAAATGGAATTTTATCCAGAACTGGCATCGGCATTAGATATTTATGCAGATGAGATGACAACATTTACAGAAGTTTCAAAGCTTCTTAAAATTGATTGTCATAATGAAGAAATTAAAAATATTCTTAATACATTATTCTATAAAACATTAAACATAGAATCTAATTTGTTTAACTGGGCGAGAACAATGTGTAAGTATGGAGATTTTTTCTTATATCTCGATACAGACGAAGTATTGGGAGTCAAATCTGCAATTGGACTTCCATCTCAAGAAGTTGAAAGATTAGAGGGAGAAGACGAAACAAATCCAAACTATATTCAATTTCAATGGAATTCTGGAGGACTTACTTTTGAGAATTGGCAGATAGCACATTTCAGAATTTTAGGAAATGATAAATTCAGTCCATATGGAACTTCTGTTCTTGATCCTGCAAGAAGAATCTGGAGACAACTAATCCTTGTAGAAGATGCGATGATGGCTGCCAGAGTTATTCGCGCTCCAGATAGAAAAGTATTTGAAATTGATGTTTCTGGTATCCCGCCAGAAGATGTCGAACAATATATGCAAAGAGTAATTACTCAGCTAAAAAGGCACCAAGTAGTAGACGATACAACTGGTCAAGTAGATTTAAGATATAATCCATTGAGCGTTGAAGAAGATTATTATCTTCCCGTAAGAGCAGGATCTGTATCAAAAATTACTCCTCTACAGGGGCAAAAAGGAATTGATTCAATTGATGATATTAAATATCTAAAAGATAAGTTATTTGCGGCAATAAAAATTCCAAAAGCTTATTTGTCTCAGTCTGATTCAGATAAGGAAGATAAATCCACACTTGCTCAAAAGGATGTTAGATTCGCAAGAACAATTCAAAGACTACAAAGAGCGATGCTAACAGAGATAGAAAAGATCGGAATGATTCATCTTTACACTCTAGGATTTAGAGGAGATGATCTAATTTCTTTTTCACTTGGTTTAAATAATCCATCTAGAATTGCATTAGCTCAAGAGCTTGAAGGATTTAGTCAAAAGCTTGATGTTGCCTCAAAGGCAATGACAGCAAATTTCTTTTCTCGCCAATATGTTTCAAAAAATATCTTTGGACTTTCTGATGAAGATTTTCAAAAAATTGAGAGACAAAGATTTTATGATAAGAGAGTTGATGCTTCTATTGAAGCTTCTGCACAGGATGTTCCTTCTGCCGGTGACATGAGCGGCCTTGGAATGCCGGGAGCCCCATATGGCACAGAAACTCCTTCTGGCGGAGCAGAAACTGAATTGCCAACAGAGGCTCCGGGCGGCCTAGGTGGCGCATTGACTCCTCCAGCGACAGAAGGGGGAATGGAAGCTCCAGCAGAGGCTCCAGAGGCTCCAGAGGCGAGTGGTGAAGGCAAATCACGTTTACTAGCAGCTCCACCTCCAGAAGCTCCAGCTAAAAGAGACTATAATGCTGTGAAAAGAGATAACCACGACAGAGTAGAAAAAATTGAATACGCTGATGGATCTTATTTAACTGCTGGTTCAAATGGTAAAAGATATACAAAAAAAGATACAGATGATAGAAGGTCAAGAGGTCCATTAACCAGACATATTCAATCTCTGATGGGCAAAAATCAATATGGACAAAATTCAACTAGAAATATATTTGGACTTGGATATGTAACATCAGATCGTTTAGCAAAAGGTATTGCTGAGTCTATGGATACTAATTATAATAAGTCGGCAGAAGATCAATTAGATAAACTTGACCGGGATTTAAAAACCATAATGGAAGAGTAAAAAATGAAAATAAACCATAACAAAAAAAGAAATACTTTATTTTTATACGAATCTTTATTAAGAGAGTATACAAAAGCAAAAATTGAAAACAATTTAGAAAAGCTTATAGAAGTTAAGAACCTCTTAGTAGAATTCTTTTCAGAAGGAAAGGTTCTCAAAGAAGAACTAAATATCTATAGAGAAGTATTAAATACAGAAAATGTAGATAAAGAATTAGCAGAAAAGATTCTTGCGGAGGCAAAAAGATTATATCTTGGATTAAATCAAGATAATATTTTTAAACAACAATCCTCTATGATTGCTAAAGTAAATCGCAAATTAAGCCCGAAGTTTTTTTCAAATTATATTCCAAATTATAAAAATATCGCAACTCTACAACAAATTTTCGGACAGAAGGCGAGCATTCCAGCAAGAATGTTAATGGAAAGACAAATAATTGAAAGAATGACAGAAGGCAGACAGACCTTGGCCGAAGTAAACGAAAAGATTGATAAGTACGTTATTCATAGCTATGTCAATGCCTTTAATAAAAAATATTCAGATTTGCTTGAAAATCAAAAATCTTTGTTAAAGAAATATATGACCACATCCGAAGATGATAATACAGATTTTATTATCTTCCTAAACGAAGAGCTTCAAAATATTTCAAGTAAATTAAATACAGCTCATAGCGTTGTAGAAATTAAAGAAGATAAACAAATGTTATTAAAACTCAAAGAAGTTAAGAAAAGATTTGATGTAATGAAAGAAGAAGAATTGGATGAAAAGTATTTACAAAAGATACTTAAATTTCAAAAACTTATTCATGAATTAGAGAATTAACATATGGCAATAACTATTAAAATAACAAATAAAGAAGCTGATGCCGCTGGAGTAAATCCAGAAGAGCTCGGAACTCCTATGTCTCCAACGGAAGAACCAAAAAAAGAAGAATTAAAAATTGTATTTGGTCCAAAGTTTATTAAAGTAAAATTAAATATAAGAAAAACTCTTGATAATAACATTGTCATATACGATCATCCTTTAATGGATATTGTCTTGATACCTAATAAAAATAAAATTTTTACCATACCAAAAGATAGCACAACATCAGATACTTATCCTGCACAGAATAGATATTTTAATTTTTTAGATAAAAAAGGTGTTCTTGTCAAAGGAACAATTAGAAGTGGTGCAATAATAAATTCATTAGAATCTTTTTATCCTCCGAATGATAACGTAGACGTTTTACAA